AGGCGGTTGCCGATGAGTGGAAAAAGGCGATGAGAAGCGACAGCGTGTGTGATTTTGTGTCGGTTGGCGATGTCAGCATTAAGGTTATCGGCGCTGAAAGTGATATGCCCGACTGCGACATTCCCGTAAGGCATATTCTTGAGCAGATTATTGCAAAGCTTGGTATTCCGCCGTTTTTGCTCGGCATTTCGTGGTCGAGTACGGAGAGAATGAGCGAACAGCAGGCGGATATTCTTACAAGCGAGCTTGCCTACTATCGCACAGTGCTTGAACCCGTGATTACAAAAATTGTGTCGGCTCATCTTAAAATGTGCGGTTATAACGACAGCTTTAAGATTGAGTGGGACAAGATTAATCTTCAGGATGCGGTTGAGCTTTCTCAGGCAAGACTTAACAATGCAAATGCGATGAACATTGAAAGACAGATTGGAGCGGAGGTGCAGAATGAAGGATAACAAACTTATTAAAAGCGGTGTTTCGGGCGTTGTTGACGGTGAAAATCAGACTGTCGGCGATGATGAACTCGAACTGATTAACCGCTTTACAAGGCGAAATCTTGCAAAAAATGAGGTGTATGCGTTTTCTGTTGTGCTGTGTGACAACGATGTTGACCGTGACGGCGAACGCTTTACAACAGATTCGCTTTATGAGCTTGAAAAGCTTTTTGTCGGCAAGACGGGAATTATTGACCACAATCCGAGTGCCAAAAATCAGACGGCAAGAATTTTCAGCTGTAAGGTTGAGAAAATTGACGGTCAGAAAACGGCTTTGGGTGACGATTACTACAGGCTCAAGGCAAGGGCATATCTTCCCGTTTGTGAGAGCAACAGGGATATTATCCTTGCGATTGACAGCGGAATTATCAAGGAAGTAAGCGTTGGCTGTGCCGTTGACAGGGTTGTGTGCAATGTGTGCGGTGAGGACATTGCGATATGTACTCACAAAAAGGGAGAGGTTTATGGCTCAAAGCTTTGTTGCGGTGAACTTGTGAACCCGTATGACGCATACGAATGGAGCTTTGTTGCCGTGCCGTCACAAAAGAGGGCAGGCATTACGAAAGGTCACAAAATTTTTGGAAAGGAAAATGATATGGAGAAAATTCTTAAAGCCATTGAAAACAAAAAGGCTTTTGCACTTGATGAGAGCGACAGCAGAAAGCTGTGCGAATATATTGACGGGCTTAAAAAGTCGGCTAAGGACGGTGTGCTGTACCGTGAAAGCCTTACCCGTGATGTTGTGGGACTTGCCGCTTTTGTTCAGCCTGACATTTCGGGCGAAACAATGGAGAGCGTTGCAAAGAGCATGACAATTGAACAGCTCAGAGAATTTAAGTCAGCATTTGAAAAGAAAAAGAAAGCAGCTTTTGAGCCTGTTCCGCAGCTTTACTGCAAACAGGACAAGAGAAATAACACCGTGGAAAACGGTCAGTTCAGTATTTAACGGAGGTATGATTATGAATGTAAATTTTAACGGATTCGGCGAAAATGTCGCAACATTTATTGCAGACAAAACAATTACGGAGGCAGGCGTGCCTGTTAAGATGAAGGACAACGGTACTGTTGCAAAATGTGACGCAAGCGAGAACTTTTGCGGTGTGTGCGTAAGCGTGAGAGGCGGTTATGCGGTTGTTCAGCTTTCGGGCTATGTAAAGGTTAAGAGCGACAAGAAAATCGCTGTCGGCTACAAAAAGCTTTCTGCAACGGCAGACGGCGGCGTGTCGGTTACAACAACCGGCAGAGAGTACCTTGTGCTTGACTCAACAGACACTTCGGTAGGATTTATTCTTTGATAAGGGGAGGAAGATATTATGGCAAATTTTGAAAATATTACAATTGAAAAGGGTATGTATCAGACAAAGGGCGGAATTTCGGGCGCACTTGAAAAGCTTGATCCGTCAGAAAATTACAGAGGTACTGCACTTGAGGGACTTGATGCATTTTCCCGTCAGCTCAAACGCTTTGACATTAAGGTTAAGGGCAGAAACAGCGACTGTGTTGAAAAGTTTTTTCAGAGTTCAAACTCTGCGGCACTTTTCCCCGAATATGTGAGCAGAGCCGTTATGCAGGGCATGGAGAGAGCGGATATTCTCCCAAATCTTGTGGCAACCGTGACAGACATTGAGGGTATGGATTACCGCAGTATTGCATCTGTTCCGAGTGAGGATGACAAGAGTCTTAAACTCGTCGGCGAGGGTGCAAAGATTCCGCAGACTGAGGTTAAGACAAGAGAAAACCTTGTTAAGCTTCACAAGCGCGGCAGAATGCTTGTTGCATCATATGAGGCACTTCGCTTTCAGCGTCTTGACCTCTTTACCGTAACACTCAATCAGATTGGCGCATATATTGCAAGAGCACAGCTTAAAGATGCGATTGATGTGCTTGTGAACGGTGACGGAAATGAAAATCCCGCCGGCACACTTAATGTTGCAACAGGCGGCAAGGTTACATATGAGGACCTTTTAAAGCTCTGGACAGAGCTTGCTCCGTATGAACTCAACACAATTCTTGCGTCAACCCCCGAAATGCAGAAGATTCTTTCGCTTTCTCAGCTTCAGGATTCAAACGCAGGTCTTGATTTTCAGGCTACGGGCAGAATGATTACACCTCTCGGTGCAAGCCTTCTTCACACTCCTGAGCTTGAGGGCGGTAAGATTATCGGTCTTGACAAAAACTGTGCGCTTGAAATGGTTCAGGCAGGCGGTGTTGTTACAGATTACGACAAGCTTATTGACCGTCAGCTTGAAAGAGCCGCAGTTACCTGTACCGCCGGTTTTTCAAAAATCTTTACAGAGGCGTCAAAGGTGATGAGCTGTTAAGGAGGGATTGCCTTGAACATTGCAAACATTACAAAGCGTTTTGCATTATACAGCGGTATTGACGGTGCTGAAGCATACAAATGGAAGAGCATTATTGACGATGCCGTGGTGTATGTTAATTCAATTGTTACGAAGGGAAATCTTTCGGAAGATGACGAATTAAGACTTGAAAACCTGTGTGCCGTTTACGCTTTTAAGTTGTATTCCCTTTGCAATGATGACCGCATTTCTTCTTTTTCCGCAGGTGATTTGAAAATTTCATCATCTGCGGACGGCGAAAGCCGTGCCGAAAAGCTGTGGAGGGAATATGCCGACAAGTCGCAGGACCTTATCGGCAAAGAAAAATTTTTGCTTGGGGTGATATGATGAATATTTCACCGTCTATCGGGAAAATATTAAACAGATACGGCTGTGATGTTACCGTTAAAAACGGCGGTAAATCGGTTAGGACAAAGGCCTTTATTTCACCTTTGAGATACAACAGCAATCAGAATTATGACAGTGTGCGGCATAAACTGGGTATGAGAAAAACGAAGCTGTTTTTATTTATTGCACCGCCCGATGTTCTGCTTGATTCGGAAAAAAGCGTAATAGAAAGTGAAAACGGTAAATATACTGTTAAAAGGTGCGAAAAATATTATGTGAAGGACAATCCGATTTATGTAAGGGCTGTTCTGTGTGCATACAGAGAAGAAACGAGGGATGATTTTGAATCGAATTGAGAAACAGGTTGACCGTATTATTGCAGGATTAAAGGTAAATGAGGCTTTGAAAAATGTCAGATTTATAAGAGAATACGGCTCTGATGAAGCACCGTCACCCGTGAACGGAATGATTGCCGTTGTGTCGGTGAGAGATATGTCAACGGAGAAAAGTTATATCGGCGGATACCTTTCGCCGTCTATCAAGGGTGAAAGCTACAATGCAGGAGTTGAAATCAGGGTGTATGCTCCTGCAACCGAGAACGGAAGCGGTCTTTCGGAAGTGGTAAGTGAAATTCTTCTCGGACTTAAAACTGCCGATGCGGAAAAGACGATTACCCACAGCGAGGCGGCGTCAATTGAATTTGATCCCGATATGAACGCAATTTACAGAACGGTGAGTTTTAATATGGAATTCTGTCTTTGCGAGGAGGTTTAAATGGACGGCTTTGAATTTGAAAATTGCGGAAATGCCATGCTGAAATGTGAGGGGAAAATTCTCGGCGGCGTTGAAAAGGCAACCTGTACAAGAAAGAACTCCTTCACGGAAATCAAGGAATTTTTAAATGACAAGCCCGTTGAAAGGATTGTTTCAAATGAATGGGAACTTACCTTTGTGATGAAGATTACGGATAAAACTCCGTTTTTGGAGCGTGACAGCTTTAAGAGTCTTGAACTTGACCTTGCAAAGAAGAAAATCATTTACACGGATTGCAAAGTGCTTGAATTTTCAAGCGTTACTCAGGGCAGCGGAAGTATTCTTGCAACCGTGAAAATCAGTGCCGACGAGAGGAAAATTATATGAATGATAAAAATTCAGACGAACTTTACAGGCTTGCGGAGTCTGAGAACGGCGGTAAAGATACCGAAATGTTCGGTGAATTCCTTGAAAGGGAAAGCCGTCGTTACAGTCGCAGACTTGACGAAGAAGAGGAGGCGAAAAGCCTATGAAACCGGTGCCGATGAAATTCGGTGAATATGTGTGGCATCACAATCCGCAGAATATCAGCTTTGAATGTGACAGGAGCGTTGCAGAAATGAAAAGTCCGTTCGGCGAATCTTCCGTTCAGGATATGGGGCGGAAGAATATGAAAATCAGCGGTTCGGGACAGCTGTACGGCGAGGATTGTGCAGAACAGTTTGAAAGGCTGTTTGAGGTGTTCAGAAACAGCGGAAAAGAAGTGCTCTCCGTGCCAAACCTGCCGAGCATTTATGCTGTGTTTGAAAAGCTTGAAATAAAGGGTGAGCCAAAGCCGAATGTGCTTGAATACAGCTTTGTGTTCCGTGAGGTTATGGAAAAAAAGCAGAAAACGGTAATTACATATTTTGACTGTGAAAACGGACAAACCCTGTGGGACATTGCATACAAAACAGGGGTGAAAATTGACGAGCTTGTGCGGCTGAATCCCGATGTTAAGTTCCCCGATGAAAACCTCGGAACAAGGAGGGTTAAGCTGTGCTGACTTACTTTTTTACTGATAAAAACGGCAAAAGGTGTGAAATTAAAAATGTTCTCACGACAGAAATTTCGGCAGATGTCGATGTGCCTGCCGATGAGCTTGCGATGACTGTGCCGTATGACGAGAAGTTCGGAAATGCCGATATGCTTGAGGCTTATGACGGCAAGTCGCTTGTGTTTGTGGGACAGGCTGACGAGATTGTCAGCATTGTGAGAACCGACGGTGCGATTGTAAGCCTGAGTGCAAGAAGTCTTGCCGGAAGGCTTCTCGATAATGAGGCAGAGCCTGTTACATATGTGAACCCGGCGGCAAAGTTCATTTTTGAAAGGCATTTAAAGCCGTTCGGAATTGTCGGATATGACGGTGACGAACATCCGTTTATGGGCACAATCAAAATTGAAAAGGGCATGACCGAGTGGCAGGTGCTTGAAAAATTCTGCAACGGCAGATACGGGAAAAGTCCGAGAATTACGGGTGCGGGATTTGCTTTGATGTGCGGAACTTACGGCGGTGCAAAGCCGATTGTGTTCGGCAGAAACGGAGTAGGTTATACATCTCTCCGTGAGTACATAAAGCCGTGCAAGGTGATTTCGCAGGTGAAACTACGCACCGAGGAATACGGCGGTTACAAGAGCGTTATAAGCAACAAATGCGTTGCCGACAGGATTAAAAGGGTGAGATATGTAAACGCTTTTCTCGACAACAATGCGGTAAAAACAGCCGACAGAATGATTGAAAACGGCAACAGGCAGAGCTTTGAAGTAATGCTTGAATGTGCAGAATGTCTGTGCGGAGTTGTCGGCAGAAGGGTTGTGATTGATGACTCTCTCATCGGAAAAAGAGAGGGCTTGATTGTGAAAAGCATTAAATATTCACTTGGGAAAAACGGTGAAAGCACAACGGTTGTGCTTGGAAAGGAGAACGGCGATGTGGCTGATGAATTACATAACTAAAAATTCGATTACCGCCCCGAAAGCCGAAAAGGGCGGTGTGAAAAGTTCGGGAAACACGGTTTCGGTGGATTCCTCGGAAGAACACAGAGGGATAAAATGTTGCGTGCCGTATGGCTTTGCAAGCGTTGTTCCCGTGGGAGAGTCGGCGGTTGTTTTGCCGCTTGCTAACGGTGAAGTGAGTCTTGGCGTGCTTGCAAAAAATGTTGAACTTGATGAGGGCGAGGTTATGCTCTCGTCAAAGGGCGGAGCAAGTATTGTGCTGAAAAATGACGGCAGGGTTCTTATCAACGGTAAGGCGGTGTAGTATGAGGGATACGATGATTAAAAACGGTGATATCGTTATCGGCTCTTCGGGCAATACGGTATTGCTTGAGGGGAGTGACGCAAAATTCCAGCAGGCTGTGCTTTGCATTTCGGCAAAACTCGGCGGATTTGTCTATGACAGAAATTTAGGTTCAAAGGTGCTTTTGCAGGACAAAACACTCTCGGCAAAGCAGACTGAACTGCTTGCCAATGAATCGCTTGCAAAAATGAAAAATACCTATGCAAGCGTTAAGTCGGTTGGCAGACAGATTACGATTGACCTTACGGTTGACGATATTACAAGGAAGGTGCAGATAAATGGAAACCTATGATGAAATTTACGGCAGAATGAAGAATGCCTATGAGCATGAAACGGGTGACAGCTTTAACGAGGTGAGCGACATTGCAATCAGGCTCAAGGTGCTTGCCGGTGAGATTTTTAAGCTACAGACGAATCTTGAATGGTGGAAAAGACAGATGTTTGCAGTGAGCGCAAGCGGTGAATGCCTTGACAAACTCGCATCGCAGAGAGGTATTGAACGCAAAAAGGCAATGAAGTCAACGGGCGAAATTACATTCAATATTTCTCAGCCGTGCAGTCACGATATTATAATTCCAAAGGGGTGCGTTGTGGCTACTGCCGACCTTGTGCCGATACGATTTGTTACGACCGAGGATGAAGAAATCAGTGCCGGTAACACGCTTGTGAGTGTTTATGCCGAGGCTGAACAGGCGGGAAGTAACGGTAATATCGGGCTTGGTTGTGCGGTTGTTCCCGTGAGTGTGCCGACAGAGATTGAAACGGTTACAAACCGTGAGAAATTTACGGGCGGTTGCGATGCCGAAACGGACGATGAACTTCGCAAACGCATAAGAGATACATATATAAACACCTCCAACGGCACGAATGCGGCATATTACGAACAGCTTGCACTCACGGTTGACGGTGTTGCAAAGGCGAGTGCCGTCGGCAAAGTGAGGGGCGTAGGTACGGTTAATGTCTATGTTACGGGTGCGGATGCATCATTGGGTACGAATGTTGTTGCAAAGGTTCAGTCGCTTTTGGAAAAGCAGAGAGAGCTTAATGTTGATGTTATTGTGGCGAATGCCCAGCGTACCGCTTGCAATATGAGTGTTGTTGCCTATGCGGAGGACGGATATTCTTCAGGTGAAGTCAAGGAGTTGCTCAAAAATGCCTTTGCGGAATATGTGAATTCAATCCCTATCGGCGGAACTTTCAGATTGTCGGAACTCGGCGCAAGACTGATTGACACGGGTTGTATAACCAACTACAACTGGAACACGGATATGCAGGATGTGACGGTGGCAAAGTCGCAATGTTTTACTGTCGGTACAGTTACGATTGGGGTGAAGTGATGAACAGCTTTGATTCGATGAAAACCAAATTAGAAAGTACGGGGCTTTACAAAGTTACGGCAAAATCAAATATCAGAGCGGAACTTTTGGCATATGCAGAGGGTTTGAACACGGAATTTGATATGCTTGAAACTATGGAACGGGAGTTGTTTATTGACACAGCGGAAAACTGCGGAATTACCGAAAGGGAAAGATTTGTCGGTAAAATCAATGCCGATTATCCGCTTGAAAAACGAAGGGAAATGCTTAAAATATCTGAGCAAAAGGTCGGCGGAAAATGCACTCCCGACGATTTCAAAAGAATTGTCAGAGGTTACGGTGTGGAAAATTTTACAATTGCTGAAGCTCCCACAAGAAACCGTGTGGACATTAAAATTTCGGACGCAAAAACAGACGCAGAGAAGAAGCTCATAGAAAAGCGTGTGAAAGCAGATTTTCCGTTACATCTTAATGTGATAATTTCTTATGTAAATGCATAAAATCCTGATTAAAATTTTAATCAAGCTATGTTAATAAATTTTGCAGCTTTGCAAAACCATTCAAATAATTAAATAACCATGACCAAAAATAAAAATGACAAGTTGAAAAATCTCAGCTTGTCATTTTTCTGTTTGTGTATTTTATTTTTCAGTATAAACTTTTTGTTGACTTTATTTGTGTGTGGATGTACAATGTATAACAAATGATATATAACTAATGTTATTAAACGGAGTGATAATATGCCGCCAAAGCCAAAGTTCGGCAAAGCTGAAATTATAAATGCAGGATTGACGATTGCTAAAAATGAGGGGTTGGATCAAGTGACTGCAAGGTCAATAGCCAAAACGCTCGGAAGTTCGGTTTGTCCTGTATTTTCGTATTTTGATAATATGGAACATCTCAAAAACGAAATAGTTGTTGCCGCAAAAGCAGAATATAAAAAATATGTCAAAAAAGGTCTTTGCGAAGATGTTGCTTTTAAAGGGGTCGGCAAACAGTACATACTTTTTGCTGTGCAAGAGCCGAAACTTTTCAGACTTTTGTTTATGAGTGAAAAGGAAAGTGTTCCGAATTTGTCGAGTATTCTTCCTGAAATAGATGAAAGTTATGAGCAAATACTGAACTCAATAGTTGACGGCTACGGATTTTCAACTGAAAAAGCGGAATGGCTCTACAAACATCTGTGGATTTATACGCACGGAATTGCCACGCTTTGTGCCACTAAGATGTGTCGGTTTACAGATGATGAAATAAGCAAAATGATGACTGAGGTGTGCAAATCTCTGATTGTTACCCTTATGAGAGGTGATATCTGATGATTGAAGTTAAAAATTTGACAAAATATTACGGCAAAGGCGAAAGCAGATTTAAGGTGTTGGATAACATAAATTTAAAAATTGCACAAGGGGATTTTGCCGTAATTCTCGGCGCTTCGGGTTCGGGAAAGTCAACATTACTGAATGTTCTTTCGGGACTTGAAAAAGCCGACAGCGGAGAAGTTTGTTTGGACGGAAAAGATATTTGCAGTATGAGTGAAAGCGAACGCACAAAATTTCGCAGAGATAATGTAGGCTTTATTTTTCAGCAGTACTATCTTTTGCCGAATATGAATGTCGATAAAAATGTCCGTATGGGTGCAGATTTGGCGTCAAACAGCGATTACAGAAAAATTATAAGTGCCGTCGGACTTGATGACAAAGTTAAAAAATATCCCGGAGAACTTTCGGGCGGAGAGCAACAGCGAGTGGCAATTGCCAGAGCGCTTGCCAAAAAGCCTACCGTGTTGTTCCTTGATGAGCCGACAGGTGCGCTTGATGAAAAAACAGGCAGACAGGTGCTTGATGTTATTACAAAATTGCAGTCGGAACAGGGATTTACGATGATTATGGTAACGCATAACATTAATATTGCCGAAATGGCGAATACGGTGATTAAGGTGAGTGACGGAAAAATTGCCGAAGTGTATAAAAATGATGTGCGTAAATCTGCATTTGAAATAGGTTGGTGATTTTGTGATTGTCGGAATAAAAGATATAGTAAAAATGGCGGCTATCTCTGTTGTGTCATTATGTGCCGTGTTTGTGTGTGCTTTATTTGTGAATTACGGCATTGATATTGCGTCGGTTGAAGCGCTTATAACAACCCCCGAAGCACAAATGATGTATGATACGCAGATTGCAACATCAAAAGTGATTGTAGGTGCATCGGGCGGCAGTCTTGCATTTACTTCGGTCATTCTCTTGATTTTCTACATTAAAAATTACATAGACAGTCACGGCAAAGAGCTTGGTATATTAAAAGCTTTGGGATATTCCGAGATCAGCATTGCCTGCCGCTTGTGGGTGTTTGCCTTGAGCGTGTTTGTGGGAACTTCTCTCGGTTATGCCGTTGCAAGTGTGTATATGCCTCGACTGTACGAACTTCAAAATAATCTTAGCCTTTTTCCCGAATTTAGTCCGAAATTTCACTTTGAAGTTTTGGTTATTCTCGTGATTTTGCCGACTGTATTTTTTGCGTTGATTTCAATTTTTTATGCTTTTGTAAAGTTGAAAATGCCTGCGGTCAATATGCTGAAAGGAATTGAAAAACAGCCGAAAAAAGTTAAAAAGGTTAAAGTCGATGATTTTAGCTTCTTAAAAGATATGAAGAGAAATACCCTGAGAAGCAGAAAAATACTGGCGTTTTTTGCAGGATTTTCAGCGTTTTGTTTTTCGGCAATGTTGCAGATGTCGGCATCTATGGGCGAATATGCGAGCGATGAAATGGGATTTATTGTGCTGTTGATAGGTCTTACGCTTGCATTTGTGACCTTGTATTTGTCGCTGTCAAGCGTGGTAAAGGCTAATCAAAAGACAATTGCCATGATGAAAGTTATCGGCTACTCGCAAAAAGAGTGTGCAGATTCAGTGATTAATTGCTACAGACCGATTGCGGCTGTCGGCTTTGTTATAGGCTCGTTATATCAGTATTTGCTGATGAATACGATGGTCAATGTGGTGTTTTCCGATTTGCTCGGAGTTAAACCCAAGTATAGCTTCGATTGGAATAGCTTTTGGATTACACTTGTGCTTTTTGTAGTAATCTATGAGGGCGCAATGATGTTCTTTTCACACCGAATAAAAAATCAGTCCGTAAAATCCGTTATGCAGGAATAAAAAACCGCTCTCATATTTGAGAGCGGTTTTTAGGTTAATTCAAAATATATGTCAACTGTAATTGACAATTTGTTCAAGGGAAAAGAGAAGTGTGCCACTTGATTTTGTATCGGCTGTTATCTTTTCATCAAAACCGTTTTCAGAGAACAATGCATAATAAAACTGTGTCTTTTCCTTCAATGGCGTTAATTTTGCAAGTGTGTTCAGATATTCTGCATAGGTAAATGCTTCTTTTTTGAATTTGCATTCCCCAACTAAATAATTTTCTGCTTTTTGGTCGATACATAAAATATCTATTTCTGTTTCTCCGATTCTAAGTCCGTTTGCTGTGTTTTTATCCCTTATTGTTGTCTTTCCTGTCCACCGTCCCATTTTGGAATATCGGAACGGCAGTTCGTTATTTTTCTGCATTTTCCGAACAAACTCACGGCATACATCTTCAAATGCGACTGATGCAAATTTATGGAGTTCAGGCTTTACAATATATTCGTAAACGCCGTCAACATCGCCGTCCTCAAGCTGTGAAAAATTTGCAAAACCGAATGCATACCAGAATCGGAAGAAGTTATCTGTTAATTTATATGTTCCTCTGTTACCGTTTGCCTGTTCTTTTATCTTTGCATCAACAGAAAATTCTCGTTTCACAATGCCGAGTTCAATCAGATTTTTTAAATAAACGCTTGTTTTGGAAGTATCCTCAATGAGTGACTTTTGACTGATATTGTTTAAAGTTGTATTTCCAAGTGCTACCGCTTCAATGATAGAGTTATATACAGGCGTTTCCCGAAGTTCCTGATGAAGAAGAAAATCAACCTCGCTGTATAGAACACAACCTTTGGTCAAAATGTTTTGTTTAATATTTTCTTCAATAGTTAGTTTCGGATTCCATTGCCTTAAATAGTGGGGGATACCGCCAAGAACAGAATAAGCAATAACTTTGTCACGTTCGGAATATGCGGTAAAGAATTTAGCTGCATCGTAAAATCCCATTTCTTTCATTTTGAAAATTCCGGTAGCACGACCGTAGAGCGGATTTTTTTCGGCAAGAATTTCTTTTTCAATAAAACTCATTGCACTGCCGCACAAAACAATCATAACATTTGAATCCCGAAGTTGTGTATCCCACAAATTTTGCAGAATAGAAGGAATGCTCTTGTTCCCTTTGCACATATACGGGAATTCATCTATGATAAAAAGTTTCTTTTTATCCCCATACGGCAAATC